TGGTTTGAGTGGGCCGCAACAACCGTACCGTCCTCAATTTCGCAGAGTTGGCACGGCAGCTGGCGGCAAGCTACTAAGAGTTTGGGGTTTCGGTACATTTATGTTCTGCCCATTGTTGCAAGTCTACGACCACAATCTGCATATCCACAGCAACGTCAGCTGCTGCTTCATATTTGCCTTGCAATACAAGTTTTTGGTATTGGTGCAGCATTGCGTTGAGTTTAATCAGGCTTTCAGAATAGTCGATCATTTTGTTATTTTCTCAATTTGTCGATTACTGGCTTGTTCTGTGCGCCAGGCATCAAACCTCATTTGTGCGCTTGTCATGCGCCATTTTAATAGCTCGGCCTGTTCGGTTGCTGCCCCGATTGCGTCACAATGAGTTTGATACTTTGGGTGAGCATAAGCCTCTCGCTCTTGACCTCCAATGCTAGTTTCGCCTGATTCTTTCATCAAGATAGCTTTTAGACTTGATTTAAACGCCTCCAGTTGCGCCAACTCACCCTTTGCCTTGGCATAGGCTGGTGCGTTATCCCAAATGTACTCAATTGCTGGGTGTGGGCTGTATTCACTCATATCTTTTACCATGTCAACAAAGTGGCAATTAAAACAAAAACAAAAATACAAACGATTTCTATCATGTTCTTTCCCCAATGTCATAAAACCAATCGTCACCAGCTGCCCACTTGCGTGACCCGTCAACACTCCAAATGTGGCGTGATGCTTGGAAATCAGGGAACATTGTTTCAGATGAAATAAGCGACTGGTCGTACCAAAGGCATCGGTTGTTAGGCTGCGCTGCAAATTGCCCATTATCTAGCCGGATAAAATTAAAACTTTTGTGTTCTTCAGCAACTTCAGTAAAACCTGTATCTACATCCATACCGTCGGCACAAAAGTCCACGGTAAACAGGTATTTGCCAAAATGCCAAACTTTGTCTTTACCTAAAAATTTAACTCCAAGGTTACGCAATCCGATCTTTTCATGCACCGTGAACCTGTAGCCCATGCAATCCCACAATTGCAATATGTCGTAATCCAAATCCCCATGCTTAGTATTCCAAACGTAGGCTTGGATTGGCAACTTGTCGTAAAGTGCGCCGTAACGTGGCAGCAGGCTTTCAATGCGAAACACTTGCCCACGGATTGCCTTGATGCTCACCCAAATGGCAGGCTCAAGCTCACCGTGGTCTTTTTCAAAGTTGTACAGATACTCACGCCGCACAAAGCACTTAACTGGCGGTAAGTTTCCAATTATGTAGCTCATATCAAATCCATCTGTTTTGGCATTACTTTCCACTCCCGTTCGGCACGGCCTGACTTGCTTTGCACGTTGCGCCCAGTTAACAGGATTTCATGATTGCGTTCTAATTCACTAAGCCGTCTGGCAACCTGGTTGCCATCGAGTCCTGTGATCGTGGCTATACCGTCTTTACCCATTGCCCCGTACTTACATAAGGATTGGATAATGATCGTGGCGTGTTGAGCCGCTAAAGACTTTGCAGAGTCAGCAGCAGCCCAACTGGTTAACGGATCGGAGTTTCTGGCTACTTGGTTCATTGCATCACCCATGCCATAAACGGGACAAGCCCAAAAACAACCCCTAAGAGCGCCAAACCAACAACCCAAGCGATTGGTGGTATGCGTTCGTCAGCCCGTGAATAGCGTGTCTGGTGACGCATTGTGCGAGTGGTTCGACCTGTCCAGTTAGAATCACCAAGGTCAGTCAGAAAAGGCCAATTGTGCTTATTCATCGCTGCCATCCTCCTCGTTTGCTGTCACAGTTTCAATATGGTTAATGTCAATGAAATGGGTGTACATTGGGCAGGCACACATCAACACCTCGTCACGGTCAATCTTAATGTACGGTTCGCCGTTACTGTCTGTTTTTACGCCATCGGCAAATTGATCCATCAGTTCTGCAATCTTTTTGTCGGTAAGCTCAAGGCTAAGTTCACGCATCAATTGGCGCTTGCCTTCGTCTGTCATCTGGATGTATGAGTATTTCATTTATGTACCTTTTGTCGTGGCGATAGGGCTTACGCCCCATTGGATTAACGCTGCACAGTACCAATCAAATTACCATCGCTAATTTCGCCAATAATGTATTTTGCTAAATTTAAAGTTTGACGGGCTTGCTCTTTTGCATCAGCGGCAATCAATTCTTGAGCATCTGACATAAGGCCCATTGCAACCATGTATGCACCGCTAAATTTGTATGTAATCGAATCTTTAACGCTTTCGATAAATTTGTCTGGGTTGCAACCGAACATTTCGTTATTCATTTATGTACCTTTTTTCGTGGTTTGTGGCGTTGTTGCCATTTACAGATATTAAGCTATCTAAACAGTAATTGCATAGGTGTTTACCCTAGTTTTTGTAATTATTTTTAATTTATTTGGATTTTTACAACAAAACGCCCCAATGAAGGGGCGGTCGATGGAACAAGGAGTGAACAACACCGACAATTTATTATAAGTTGTTTTTACGCTTGTAGAACGCTAGTAAATATTGAAAGCAATCCCATGCAGAGGCTAAATCTTCCTCTGAATGTTCAATCAATTTCACATCACCTTCGGCAGTAAAGAACACGTTAGCGCATCGAGCTGTAGGTTTGCCAAGACCAACACGGTAAGCAGCCAACTGCATCAATTGTTCGTGATAAGGCACAACCTTGTCGAGCTTATCTTTGCTCTTAAAGTCGATCACAATGTTTTCAGCAATCAAATCCACCTTGCCGCCAAACCCTTTGTATGCAAACGAGCGTTCTGCCTCCCAAGTTTGGTCATGCCCAAAATGGATTCTGATCGACGCATCCACTTGGTTAACGTAAACAGGGTAATCGTCTTGTTCGCCACGGTAAAAACGCTCAAGCACCCCATGCATCATTGTGCCTCTGTCCATAGCGTCACGACCCGTACTCTTGCTGTCGGACATTACTCGCTCTAACCAGTTTTCCTCTGTTTCACCAGCTATGCGTGGCAACGTCAACGCCGCCAATAATACTTGTTGTTGCAGCCAAGTGTTAAGACCAGGCTTGGCAACCAATCCCAACACGGTAGTTACTGACGGAACTAGGTTGCGCTCTCGTGCGTCACGAACCGTTGTGTTGCGCTCTTTACCGTTCTTGCCAATGATCTTGTAGGCTGGTGAACCGTCAGCTGCGTACCAATGGCCTGATTCTGAGTCTGCTGACTTAATAATCATTTCCGAGCCTCCATAAATTCGTCTGCAATTTCAAAACAACGAGTTGTTGCTGCTTTTGCCCAAGTTTGGTCATCAATTGGCAATTTCCAATCACCGGCACACATTCCAGTTAACACTTGAACTGCGACATAATCTCGCAAACTCATGCCTGGCATCATTGAATCGTTTTGTATCCATGTTGGGAAAGCCGGTAAAAACTTATCTGTATTCATTTTTGCACCTGTTTAGCTAATTGTTTAAGCATCTCGATTGCATCCTGTAGGTCTTGCATGGCTCTAGCGTCAAGAACCATGCCCTCGTACCATTGCTGGATGCGCCAACTGATTAAAATTGCTTCTTCCGTTTGATTCATCAGAATGGCGGATCGTTAAAATCAGATTCCATCGGAACAAACGTGCCTTCTTTCATGGCTCGATAACCGTCTGTTTTTGATTTTGCTGCCGGTTCATTGGCTTCAGCAGGTTTTCCACCGAGCATCTGCATTTGATCGGCAACCACTTCAGTTGTGTATTGATCCACGCCATCTTTGTTCTGCCACTTACGAGTAGTCATACGACCCGCCACAAAGACCTGTGAGCCTTTCTTTAGGTAGTCGGCACATATTCCTGCCAACTTACCAAACGCCGTGATCCTGACCCATTCTGTCGTTTCCTTTGTTGCGGTCTTGTAGCCTACCGCAATTGAGAAATTACAGATTGCATTACTATCAGCGGTGTAACGTACTTCAGGGTCTTTGCCCAAACGCCCAATAAACTCGCAGCGGTTAAGATCGTTTGCCATTATTGTTGTTCCCAGTTTGCTTTAAATTGATCGTATGCAGCCTTTAATGGAATCTGTTGCTCTTTAAGGCAAATAGTCCATGCTGCCCTAAATATGTCCTTCAGGCTTTCGTAACTAACCGCTGATGCCATTTGAGCCACGGTGTTGTCCAACTCGATGCCTTTGGGTTTCTCAACAACTTTAACTGGCGCTGATTTAACGGCTGAGTTACCGTCATCATCTTCTGACGCAATGCCAAGCGCACTTTGCAAACTGTAGCGTTTTGCATACGAAATCGCTGAACCGTAGCCCTGTGCATCTTGCTTACTGGCAGGAATAAACAACGTACCGCAGCTAAGTTGTTCACCTGACTCATGTATTAAGACTGTTTCAACAGCTACGCCACCGTCTGCTGTATGCAACATCTGCACAAAGGCTAGACCGTTAGCCGACAAAGCAGGCCGCACAGCGTCGATGACTGATGCCAGGCTGCTGTATGCAGATTTAAAGTGTGGGTTTTTACTATCTTTGGCTGCGTGGCTCATTGCTGCTTGAGCTTTTACAAGGGATTTTGCTAATTCATTCATTTATGTACCTTTTATCGTTAATGGCGGGTATGCCATGACTAATATTAAGACAACTAAACACAGAAAGCAAGTGGAAAACTCACAATTAAAATATTTATTGAGTTTCTTTGACAACTAATGTTAAGATGTCTTATGAAAACAACAGACATCATCCAAGCACTAGGCGGTACGTTTGCCGTAGCCAAGCTATGTCGTGTCAGTCCTTCAGCCGTGAGTCAATGGCGTAACAACGGCATAGCAAAGGACAAATTAATTATGTTAGCCACGGAAATTGAAACAAAGTCTAATGGCGCTTGGACTCGCAAAGAAATCCCTAACTGGGCGCAAATCTGGCCCGAGTTGAATTAAAATTGTTGGTATGTGAAAGCGGATTCTATTGCTCAAGGGTAGTACCCTTTAACCATACTAGTTAGTCGTTATAAATAGCTTGCATAGTGCAGCGAGTAACATACCAACAACTTGACACATCGAACAAACGATGAAATAATTGATATATCTAGAGGTCTGGTAAACCTTTAGTAGTTAAGCACAACGAATAGAACGCCCTAATAAGGCGGCTTCGTCAAAGCTACAGAATGGTGGTGCTTCACCTTTTGTATGTGGCAACCAAGCCTAAAGCCTCCTTATTAGGGCTTTTTGTTGTCTGTCACTTACTTGTCAGGGCGCATTAGCTAATAGAGTGACCACTCGTACCCAGAACAGGTTAAGTAAAGATATAAAGTTGTATCCCGTGTGACCCGCACGCCCTAGTAGAGAAATCGAACAGGATATAGACAGACTAGAGAAATCTAGTAAAACCATTTACTCTAAATTGTGATCTTCTACAGCTGCAAGGACTGCTACTGTTTTAGGGAGTTTAGGGGTGGGGTGAGCCGCCTGCCACAAGCGAAAGCACAGGTCTGTCGTAAAGGATTTATCCTCAACTATCACAGTAGGCAACTACTACGGTGGGTGGGTATAAGGGTAGGGGTACTTTATTTTAAATAATAACAATAAGGGTTAACGCTATGACACTCTGGGACTGGATGTTCGTGTTTTACTTGTCAGCCGCAATCACGGTTGGTGGCATGATTTTTATGTATCGCACCAGACGCAAACCGCCGACATATCCTAAAGATTGGATTTGTGACGGTTGCGGTCAAGTGTCTAGCCAGTTACGACAGGGAATGTGTGCGTATTGCACTAATTTTTACAAACCTACGGAACATTGCCGCCGACGGGATAACTAGCGCCGACTGGTGCTTGCGTGAACGCTGTTTCACCTGCTACAACGTGGTTTCCAGTCCAAGGTGATTCCATGACTGGCCCGTAACAAGAGGCAAGCGTCACGCCATTAACTTGCTTGGCTTGCTTAGTACACAGAAATGCCCACATATTTGACATTCCTGTTGTTGGCGTGTCACCGACTTTAAATGACCGAAACACCGCAGGCTGAACTGTCCAGTCAGGCGCTTGTGGATAGGCTGTCAATGGTGGTACTCCAAACAATGACCAAACTTTGCCTTTTGGTGCGTCACAGCTGCCTTGCATCAATTCCATATTTGCCACAGCCATGCCTGACAGCACAGGACACACCGCCACGCCCTCTTTGAACGTCTTGCCTGCCACGGATATAGACTTGCCAGTTAAAGTCGTTGGCGAGGCTGCACAGAGAGCGTATTCACCTTTACAAATGGCTATGGTCTGGGCTTGAATTGTATTAACTAAACCTACAACCCAAAACAAAATAACGGTACTGACTACAATAAATGTTTTCATCATGTCACCATTGAAGTTGCGTGTTGTTTAACATCTGCGACTCGATTGAGCCATCCCGTACCAAATGTTGAAAAGGTGGTCAAAGACCGATAAAAATCTTCTTTAGCTTGACTGAACCGTTCAATCAGCTCAATAGGGTCAACGGCCTGCACAGCTGCCATCGTCATCGGGCCGAACCCACCATCTGGCGTAACACCCACCGAGCTTTGCAGCGTCTTGATCGCTCTGCCTGCGCCAGCGTTTACGGCAAAATCAAACATTAGGTAATCAAGACCTACAGGCAGCTCATCACCACGCACAGCGTCAAAAAACTTCTTTTTGTACAACGGCTCGACTTTTTCAGGTGTCAAACCACGCATTTCTGCCTCGTCGGACTCACGGCCTACCCAGTTTTCCCACGTTGCCTTAGTCACGCCAAGGTTAGTCATGCCGCCAGGGTCTGCGGGATTGTTAACGTATCCACCTTCTGACTTGAGCATCAGCTCAAACAATTTTTGCCAATTACTAATCATTTACTCATCTCCGTGCTTGCTAGGTTAATACGAGTCTTTGCTTGTGAAATGTCTTTGGGCGGAATCTTAAAGCCAACCGCAATGTAGCCTACAAACCTACCTTGTTCGGGCGGTACTGAGCCACGGCACATATACGTCACGCCATGCTTGACAGCGTACTCCCCGAGCTTTGAGCTTGGCACAAACGGATCGCAAGCTACTTCGCCTTGAAACATCGTAATGACCGAACGGTTATGCTCAGGTGCGCTAGTAAACAAGGCATTGATTGCGCCTTCAAGCGACTTCTCTCGCCCTTGATTGCTCATTGCCAAAATGGTTGTGCGGCTATTTGACTGAAGATTGACTGAGTTCACAATTACCACATCTGCGCTTAGGTCGTAAATCAAAGACTTAGCAATAGCCTCAACCAACAAAGGTTCTTTTAACTCTGTTTTTTTGCTACTGATTGCACCAAGAATGACCTGCCGTGAATCCCAAGCAAAGTAACCAGCAAACGCAACAAATGCAATTAGCACCACCGAGATTAGCTTAAACGGGCTGTCCACCCACTTAATAAGATCAACCACTTTGTCGGTAAAATCTAAGTTCCTAACTGGCGCACGTTTTGTAACCCGTTTAACTGGCGCTCGTTTAACCGCAGGTTTTTTAGCCGTTACCATTATTTAATACTCCGCACCCAGTTTTGTAATTCAGTCAGTTGGAGCGTGGTTTCAGCACATTGTCGAGCAGAAACTGTGTCGGCGGTGGTTGCATTAGGGCAACTGGTGGGCTTGGAAACGGTGGGCAAGTTACCGCTACTGGGATTTGGCTGCACCCTGTCAGCGTAATAACTATGAACAGCAGACAAACGAGCTTCATATTGATTTGCGATTGAAGTCGATATAGTTTCATGTTCTTTTACCTTTGCAGCGTTAATGGTTTCCTGTGCTTTGCCCAATGCAGCAATCTCAGCCTGAAAAGCAACGAATTTCTTGTGTTCATGGCTATATCCCATAAAATAAAAAATCGCACAGGCCGCCAACGCTAACCCGACTTTAATCATCAAAATTGAGGGTATTGGAAACATCAATGCCCTTTGAAATTGTTGTCATCTATCGTTGCAAAGCCCATATACGAACCTACAACGGCGCTGACAAAGATATAGAACGGCATGGCTATAGTGCCAAGGGTAGGGGACTCAGACACTAGGATAAGGCAGGGAAAGACCAACCCAGCAAGCATAGACAACCATGCCATTCTGCGTCGATTTTTCCAACGATCCATTAAAACTTAGCAACCATGCGCCACAGCCATGCTGTAAAGGCTTGCCACTCTGATTTCAAATAATCAATCATTTGTCTACCTTTGATTCAAGTTTATCGAACAAACGGTCAAGCAACATTTCAACACGATCAAACCGCTTATCCATTTCTGATTTAAGCGTGTCCATTTCTGATTTTTTAACGTAAGCATCGCTTACATGGAGTTTTAACGCTGCAATATCAGACTTCAATTCTTTGACGGAATCCCACAATTGGCGAGCAAACCAACCCACAACGCCTAAACCAGCGCCTGCACCTATATTGATAAGATTTTGCCAATCCATAATAATTTTTCCGTATTATGTTGAAAGTACCCAAGATTGCGTAGTTTCATCCCAAATGTAATCGCCACCACTTTTTGGATACGGAATAGGCGCATCCCACAAATATGTTTGTGTATTTAATATCCATGATGGATAAAGTTGTGGCGCATAAAACACACCAGTTACGCCATCAATGACAACAGTTGTATCAAGTGTATAGCCAATGCCTGCGTAATTTGCTCTAAATGCTACGCCACCATCTGGTTGACCGTCAGGGCCGTAATGAACGTTTCCATGTGTGTCAAATGAAGTTTGCCACCACAGGCTTGGATCACCAACTGCACCTGAATCAATAAACGATTGTTCAGCACTAATAACAGAATCAACAATCCCTTTGCCATCAATTAATGTTGGCACATTAGCAAAATAACTCATGCTGTGTAGACTCCTGATGTGGTGAAAGTATGAATCGTATTTCCACCAGAACTTGTTACCGTGCCGCCTGTGCCACGTTGCGGGCCAGCGTAGGAAATAACAATTACGCCTGCTGCACCGGCTGTTCCGGCGTTGTTTTGTCCACCGCCGCCACCGCCGCCACCTTGGTTTGCTAATGGAACACTATTTGCCACGTTGTTGCCATAACCTCGACCACCAGAATTGCTTGAACCGCCAGGTCCGCTTGCCGTGTTTAACGCACCACCACCACCACCGCCAGCGCCATAATAAAGGGTTGATCCAGATATAGTGCTTGCTATCCCTGCTCCACCTGTTCCACCAATTGACGATACAACTCCATTAGTTCCTGCACCACCAGCTCCACCGCCACCACCACCTGCTTCGCCATTGGCCGCAGTTACTCCAGTTCCGGCAGCAGAAGATTGTGGTGTGCCGGAAACGCCACCATTTGAACCACTACTTGCCGCAGAAGCAGCACCGCCGCCTGAGCTATAAGTAAAACCAGAACTAGTATTTCCTGCTGAACCAGTAGCGCCACCTGCACCAACAGTAAGTGTGTAAGCAGTGCCAGGGGTTAAGATAAATCCACTTGCAGAATTAACGCCGCCACCGCCGCCGCCGCCTCCACCATATACGCCAACGGACGAAGCTCCACCACCTGATCCAACAATTAACAAACTTGCCGAATAAGTAGCAGTTTTTGATTGTTGTAAATCAGATAATTTCCAAATTCCATTAGGGCCAAATGGTTTAAAAGGCCCAATAATTCGTCCGTTGGTCATTACGAAATATCCTCATAAGAACAAACAACCTTCAATTTGCTTGCTGTACCCGCTACAGCACCAATTGACATATTTTCTTCAAGATAAATCATATTGGTTTTATCAATTACAACCAAAGTTGCAGCAGCAGGAATTGAAATAGTTGATGCAATTGGTGTTGCAGTACCAGCAAGTGCGGCAGCAGAATAATGGTTAATTGTTATTGTTACAGCGTTTGCCGTATCAATATTAGCCACCACCAATGAATCAAGTTTAAAAACTTTGCCACTTGATGCAGCATTGCTTAAAACTGAAATAGCAGATGTTGAAGTTAAATCGGCAGTTACGACTTTGCCATAAATTGCGCTGACGTTAACAATATTAGGTGCGGCCATGATTTATAATCCAAAAATAATTGAAAAAGCTATTGATTTGCCAGCTGTTACGCCGCCAGCCCCGATAAGTTGAAATTGTGTACCATCATAAACAATTTGATACATTGAACCGCTAACTAATTCACCCGCAGATAACGCTGTTGAACCGTTTTTAACAATAGATTTAGCACCAAGCGCACTAATGTTTATCGTAACTGCGCCTGTGTTCGTTGCAGCAGCAATAAACTTAAACGTTTGACCAACAGCATATGCAGACAATGATGGGCTAACAGTCGCTGTAATCGTGTCTGTGCCTGATACAGTCAAAAACGAGCCAAACGAGTTTTGCACTTGTGCAATATTTGCAGAGTCAGTCGCTGCCGAACCCGCACTCAATCCTGTGAACTTAAAAGTTCCCATGGGAAGATTGGCTGTCGGTGTCGTTTGACCGTCTTTGGTCAAAGCAGTCGATAAGCCGGTAGCCAAATCAGCTGTCAGCGCATTAAACGCTGTCGATGAGATGACTGTGCCTGTGACAACTGGCTGACCAGTTGAGTTGATTACAAACGTGCCTGAACCGTTATAACTCATGATTATTGTTCCTCTTTTTCTAGCGGACTAGTAGCAACATTGCCGCCAGCAAGTGTGTTTGCAAGTGCTTGCGCCTTTGCAGATTGTGGCTTAGTTTTTGATAATTCAACAAACAATTTAACGCCTTCAGGGTTTGTCAAAAGCCTTGCCAATTCCTGAGTATTTTTGCCAAGCCGCCAATCTTCATACCATCCAGTTACTGTTGATGGTTTAAAAATTGATTTAGGTATAACCCCAATACCGCCGCCTTTTAGCTCTTTTTGCGCTTCAATATTTGATGCGGTTAAAGAACCTTGACCTTGACGCTTGCCTTGCGCTTCCATAACTTGAGCAAAATTATCAAATCCTTGCCATGCTGCTGGGCTTACGCCTTCCGAAATTAAAGTTTTTAAATTTTCTTTTTGTTGCGGATTGCCTGTGATGTTTGTAATAAACTTAGCGCCGCCTGCTTGGTTTGCACCACTTTGCAAATTTTGAGAATTTTCATTAAAAATTCCCTCAAGGTTTTGTCTTGTCCAATCTTGAACAATATTTGGATCTTTACTTTTTAAAATTTGAACAGTTTTGCTTATTTCTGTTGGGGTTAATGCTTTAGGATTAGTAGGCATTAAAACATTGCGTTGTGCGCCAGCAATATCTTCGCCATATCCAACGGTTTCAGCAATTTTCCCAAGTGGCAATTTTTGCATTGGTTCAACAACATCAGTCATGTTTTGCTGAACAATACCTCTTGCACGTTGATAAGCAGGCGAAATTACGTCAATATTAGACGTAATGGTTCTAGCTGCTGACGATGCAACATCTGACGCATTATTGTTGCCTGCTCGTGCAAACTCACTAGACTTATCGTTTAAATATTTTTTTGCTGCATCAAATACTTGGATTGAATTTGGATTTGCGTTTGTTACCCTGTAAAACGGATCTTTCATTACCGCTGTTACGGCTTTTTCAATTGCTGGGTCGCTCATTAAGCTAACCATTGTTGAATTGTCTACTAGTTGCCTTTCTGATGCCTTATAAAAAGGTTCAGCAAGAACATTGCCTTCTTTTCTTGCTGCATCAATAGATTCTTTAGCAACAACTTGCATACGTTCAGGTATTTCAAGTCCGCCTTGAGTAGGACTAATTTCATCAACCGTTCGTGCAAAATATTGAGCATTACCCGCTGGTCTAGCCGCCATAAATGGTGACATTACCGCAGCGCCTTTAGGTGAAGATTCAACAATACGTTGAATATTTGACAAAGGATTGCCGCCAGTAGTTTGAGAAATTGCTTCAGCAGCTGTTGTAGGCGCACCCGCACCAAAAGATTGGGTTTGCAATGCTTGAGCTAATCTAAGTTGTTCAGGTGTTGCGCCTTTTAATGCCTCATTTGCAATGGTTGCCGTGGATGGGCGCAAAGACATTGCTGCGCCTGTTATGCCCATTGGCAACATTGTTCCTAATCCTAAAACAGCAGGATTATCAAACCCAACCGATTGCATACCTTGTAATGCTGCGCTACCAACAGCGCCTTGAGCGCCAGTTCGAGCTAATTGACCTCCAACATTGCGAGCCACAGCAGGCAACCCAGAAGTTAACGCTGCTCGACCAATGGTATACGGATTAATTCCGCCGCCGCCTGCCAATTGAGCCGTAAAATCAATTCCTTTTAATATAGGATTTGAGCCTGGCTCATTCTCAGGAACAATGTAACCACGTTCTTTTGCAATGTCGGTTATTGGTTGATACTTTTGTGGAACTGGCGCACCTTTTGTGCTGAAATATTCGTACAGTCGTTTTACATCTTCTGGTAAACCAACCACCATATCACCAAGTCCTGCTGCACCTTTTAATAAACTTTGACCAACCATAGGCAACAATTGACGATCACCTGTCATGCCAGGCATTACGCTTTCATTTTGATTTGCCGCTTGCAGTTTTGCGTCAATTTCAGCAAGCACAGCGGCTCTAGCATTAGCTTGATCTAATGCTGCTTGTTGAGCTTCTGTCATGGCCATAATTTCCTCTCATCGGGAGTCATTGCGTTCCATTGTTGCTGCGTTACTCCCGCAGGAGGTGGCGTATTTGCTGCTTTAGGTGGTGGAATATTAACTGGAGTTACGCCTGTTGGCATTGACGCTGATTTTGGCAATTCTCCAAGTCTTGTATTCCATCTATTAGCCAATTCTCTAGCAATTTTTTCTTCAACGTTAATTTGACGCAATAAACTGTCTTTGGTGTAAGTTACGTTACCCATTTTCGCATCTCTTAAAACTTTAAGATCGCTATCGGTAATAACAGGGCCAAGGCCTGAACTTGGTATAGATTCAAGAACCGCTGCTGCACGGTCTGAATACAAACGGTTTGTATTAGCAATTTTTTCAGCAGTTGTTGCACCACCAACCCCAAGAAAATCACCCCAAGAAGCCAATTCGTTTTGAGCGTTTGCGCCTTTACCCGTAAATACTTGATTACTATTAAGTATTTCTCTTTGACGATCAGCGTTTTCAATAATTGATGGCGCTTTTAATGCCGCAGATCTTAATGAAATATCATCTTTTGCAATACCGCCTGCAAATTGTTCGCCATAACTTTTTTCTGTACTGACAGGAACATTAACGGAAACTCTTGTGCTTTTTTGAGCATTTTGATTAGCTAACCATTGGTCAAAAGGCAATCCTGAGTTAGACGCTTTCCAATTTTTAATGTCGTTTGTGCCAGACGAGCGCAATTCTTGTAAACCAAGCTCACCTAGTTTTGCCAACCGAGGATTACCGCTTACAACAAAATCAGAATATATCTTGCGTTGTTCATCTTCCGTTGGTGGTTTGGCAGGTTGCGCTGGTCTGCCTAGCTGCGCTGGCGTTCCCGCAACAGCAGGAATTGTCGGCACAGCAGGCACGGCAACATCGCCAGGCGCAACAAACGGTTGACCCATTTGCGGTGTCTCGCCCGTACTTAATTTCAGATTTGGATTATCTTCAAAATCCGAACCCATTGGCGTAAATGATGATGCCGGTGTACCAAGTATTTCAGGCGTACCCATTGTTGCCGGTGTAGCAGGCACAGCTGGTGCACCTTGCGATCCAAGCAAACGAGCCAATTGAGTTTGAGTATCGGCTTCTATTTTCTTTGCAACGCCTGCTCTTGCTTCGTCGGCACGATCTTGACCAGTCACGCCTGCGTACATTTGCAAGGCTTTAGCAATGCTTGAAAGCGGAGAAATTGGCGCTTGAATACCTTGATAACTGTTAATTTCAAGAGGCTGAAAAGCCTGTTGCTGCATCACTTGCGCCAAACGCTCACGCCTTTGAATTGCCGCTAATTCTGACGAATAAGGACTTGGAATTTGCGCTGATGTGTTAGATTGACTGCCATAAATGTTATCAACCATGACTTACCCCGTGTAATTGTTCGCAGTCACATCTGGCGCTTGAGCATTGGCTGAATTAAACATTCCACCAGTTTGAGCTTGACCGAGTTTTAATCGAGCAAGGTAGTCTTGCATATCTTGCATATTGTTTTGTTGGCTCATCTTGCCGTACATATTCATTGCATCAGATGCGCCGCCAAACGGGTTTTGAGCCGCAGGCATCTGACTTTGCCCCATGTCTTGACCTTGCAATGGAGTCTGCTGCCCTTGCTGTTGCAGCATTTGAGCCATTTTCTGCTGCGGAGTCATGTTAACGTATTGATTAAGCATCGCAATTCCTTAGTAACTCTAAAGTAGGCAACAAGGCAGACTTTAGTGCCGCCATGTTTATTTTATATTTTTCATGCAAATTTGGGTGTTTTTCTTTCATCCATGCTACTCGATCCGCTGAATGTGCCAAATACGCTGTGCAATCGTAACAATCAAGGCTTGAATGGTCGATTGCATAATGTTCTGGTAACTGACATTGAGTCCGTAAAAATGCCAAAACTTGATCTTTAGTCCATGTTTCTATCGGTTGAATGTACGTCACACCATTCACTACCGACCCATGCCGAGCCGTGGATTTGTGGCTTTCATCAAGCCTTTGCCCACGGATCAAATGCGTAATGCCACGTTTTGAAATTGCCTCTGTAAGAGGCTGTCCCACGTTTGCCCAACAGCAATTCAAATAACTCTGTACTCGTACTGGCTTATCGCCTGCAAATTGCATACCCTCAAGGCTATGGTCAATCGGCACAATGTCGCTTGGATAGCCGTAAAACTTAATTTGTTGCTCTTGATCTGACTTTACTTCAATAAACTCAATTGCCTCTGCTTTGACCTGTTCAATGATTTCCATTGTTTCAGGATAAGCCTTGCCTGTATTTGCCCAAAAAACGATGGGATTCTTTTCACGGTATAAGTACCAACACGCTAAAGAATCCTTCCCGCCTGAGAAAGCTAATCCAAGCATTAGAAATAAGCCATTGCCGCAGAAGATGCCAAACTGGTAATGCCTTGCATCCCTGCGTTGTTGCCTGCTTGCTGAATACCGTAATTTTGCAACGCCGCCTGCCCTTGTGCTTGCGTACCCGCAAACGTAGGCGCTGGTGCAACTGACGTACCTTGATAACCTTGGAACTGGGGCAATTGAATCTGTGATCCACCCATAAGCCCAATGACTTCGTTGATCGGTTGCGCCCGTAATGCCAAGTCCTGCGCCAATTGCTGTTGCTGTGCGGTGTTCTGAAACTGAGCTTTGTTAAGACCTTGACTGTACTGAGTGCCTTGAGTGGTCATGCCTCGACCATAATTATCGGTCATTGCCGAGTTGTACAGCCCTGCGCCAGCCAATTGCGCTTGATTGGCAAACGTACCAAGTGTGTTTTGCTCGTTTAAACCTTGCTGACGAGCCGCCATGTCCAAGTTAATGCCTTGGAGTGCCGCTTGGTTGTACAAATCGTTTTTGCTCAATTCACGGTTACGAAACGCAGCATCATAGGCAGCTGTGCCTGGTGCTAAACCTTGGTTTGCCAATGCTTGCTTAAATGATGTATCGCCAGCGGTAATCGTTGGGTTCAGGCGCTGTAGAATCAAATCCTGTGCCGTTGTTCCTGCATTGATAGGCATTGCAGCAAGATTGCTTGTATCAAGAGAATATTGCAACGGAACGGTAGATTTAGCGTTAAAATTTTCAGACAATGGCACAGCGCCATAACCACCAAAATCGTGTTCAATAGCAGTTGTTGTCGGTGTAAACGGTTTTGACAAAGTATCGTAAGCATTAGCAATTCCAACTTCACCAAGATTGGCTAATGCAGTTTGTACCCGTTGTTGCGAATTTAAAGTTTGTTGCGCTTGTGGAGTAAGGGTTTGCGTAACGGTTGGAACACCGCCGCCAGTCGAATAAGCCTCACGAGTAGGCGCTGCGCCTCGTTTTGCTTGTGCGGCATCGTAACCGGCTTGGTCAAAATAACTAGCGCCAGTTGTCGTATCGCCTTCAGGACTGCCTGCCCGCATAAATGTATTGCGGTCTACGTTGCCAGCGTTATATTTAGCCGTAGCTGCATCAAACGACGCTTGGTCAAACGTTGGGCTAGAATAAGAAACAGTTTGATTCCCAAATGGCGTGTACATATTTGGGTTTGACATAATGTTAGACTGTTTTGCCGCTGCAAGGTTATCAATGCCTTGTTGCTTGGCTGCGCCAACATAATCTGGTGTTGGTGGTGTTGCCGCTGACTTACCCATTTTCTACCCCTAGAAATCGGCAATTTTCTTTTGCCAATGTCAAAAATATAATATCGCCATCAAGTGAGGCATCTTTCAATCTTGCTTCTTCAATAAAACCCATCTTTGTAACCAATTTTATGCTTTTTGCATGATTACTAACCACAGGCACAATAATTTTTTTGCAATTACAAACATTAAAAGGGTAATCAAATATTGCTTTTAAATACGCCTTTGTCATACGTCCTTCAATTGCTATATGACAGAAAATGCTTTGCCGATTCCAATTTTCGTAAATTACGCCTGCAATTGTTACCCCGTCTTTTTGCAAACCAATTGCACTTGATCCTTCTGCAAAAAACTCGCCTGCTATCCTCTTTGCTACCCAATGCCCTATTTCAGCGCCTTGGACTATATGCCAGCCCAACCTTGTTGGTACACAATGTCCGTCGATGCCCATAGAATTGTCGTTCCTTGACTTGCGGTTTTAAACTGTGTCGCAGCGCAATAACCAATACCTGTCACGCCTTGCCAATTGTTTGTGATAACCGTATCTGTAGCCCAATATCCAACATCCCACAAGGCAACGTCCCATTTAGCAGATACCAACGGGCTAAAACTTAACGCAGCAGTTGTGTCTGCCAAATCAAAATCCATGTTTAAACCAATGAAAATTGACGGTACGCCGTTGGTAAATATCGACGGTCTAGCTCTAGTGAAATACTTTTTAACGCCACGAGCATCAAAATAGTTAAATGCTTGCAACGCATAGCCATTTATATCGCTTGTGTCGTTGGCGTAATTGTCATCCCACGCATGGGCAACAAATCCATTGCCACCCCAATACGGCTCATTATCAAAGATTGTCCAGCAATTAGCCGCTTGTCCTGTAAAGTTGCACCACGCTTTAGTGATGTTATTCATCACATATTGCTGTTGTTGACCTTCCATGACCGGCACATTGACCGTCAAAGCGTTGTGTTTAGGATCAAAACTAATGTCCCAACCAAACGTTTCGCCGTATTGTTGCGTAGCAGCAGAAAATGCGCCTTGAATTTTGTCCGATAGCGCAATCCGTGGATCTAGTCTGGATGATTGTAGGCTTGCAGCAAGTGGGTAAAGCCCGTTATAAGTGAGAATAATAATATCCCCACCGTACTTCATCAGACATCGTTTGCCAACGGGCTTGCCAATGCGCCAAACGCCCACTAGCGCCCATTTCGTAGAATCTGAGGGGTCAGTACCCGAATAAACAATAACTTCGCCATTGGACGTTATAAACACTAGGTTATCGTCTACGCCGTAACCCGCATCAATCGTCCAAGTACCCGCAGCAACCAAATAACCGCCAAGTTGGGCAACAGCACTCATGTCGATATACGCTGCTGCGCCTGCAATGCTCAAAGTTGGCAAATAATATGCTTTCAATGTCGATGCTTGCGTAAACCAAACTTGATTTTTAAACGTGGTTATGTTGCTAAACGTTGAGGCAGTCACGCCAGTAATGGTTGGATTTGTCCAACTTGTACCGTCATAAAGCAATGGCGCATCTACGCCATTTACGCAATAAAGGTAGCCACCGGCAGGCGTTGTAACGTTGGTGTATTCCCACTTTGCGTTGCTTAAACCAGTCTTTACAGCTGCGCCAACAGCGCCTCCAGTTGTACAGTCATAAATGGACGTAACGGCAATTGCAAACAATTTGTCCGTTGCACCGCTTGAATAGCCCATTAAAGTTTGAACTTGACCTGTGATTCCGGTGGAATACTTACTATAGCCGCCACGCAACACTACGTTGTTTACTGTTGGAAACAAATTGGTTAATTGAACGGCATCAAGCGTATCCATGTTCGCAATGGAATCCCGCACGTTCCAACCACCGATAGGCGCTGGTAGCGACTGAACACGAGCTGCCGTACCTTGAACAAGTCGGCTTGCCATTAGTTTGTCCCGTAGCCAGTATCAGGAATGTTGTCGTAGCCAATCAGAACTGTGCCTGGTCGTGGTGCAAACGACAAGTTAGCCGCTGACGTATCCTGCGCCCGAACAATCTCAAATTCCTCAATATAATTGCGATACATTGCCGTGGTATCAAAGCCTTTAGCCTCAAAATACTTAAGTTTTGTAGCCAAAACCATCAATCGGTCAGGATAAATACAAGTATCTGTGTCTACGGTAAACGATGTTTTTACAACGCCTGTATCAGACAATGCCCAACCATTTGACCGATATTCGTAGCCAAGCAGCTCATTAGTCGAAACACCAGGCCAAATCTGAAAGTATTTGCCAAGCAGTCGATAACGAATCCGTGGGCCGGTTGAGATAAAGCCAGACAACAGCCATTCCCATTGCTGTGCGCTTTCAGGGCCAAGCATTTCCCAATGTTTTGATTTGTCCCAATGGGTTCTAGGAACGGTTGATTCGTAATCTGAGGGTAATGCGTACTTCACCTTTTCAAAAGTGATCGTAGCCCCTGTATACGTTCCTGTTGAGGGTAAATTAACGGTTACTTGCGTGGCTGAATCAACCGACTCAATATAACAAGCGTTTGAAATGCCGTTACCCACCACTTGATACGTTGAATCAAGTCCAGCAGTCGATGGTATGCCGGTGATGGTGTAAGTGTCTAGCGTCACGTTACCCGTTGTTTGGGTATAGACCGTGGTGAATGTGTATTGTTTCGTTAATTGCCGCCAGTCATGCTTTCGTAAGAACTCATAACCGGCAGCGTTCATTAACGCCAAGATTTGAATTACATCTTGGTTAGTATTTGATGCCACAGTTGTTGGCGTTGATACCCCAAGCTCATTAGTGACTTGGGTTACTAGCTGTAGCATCGTACTGCTCATAATCAATCCTTATAACAATTCATTTCAATTATAGTATAATGACAGAATCACAAAAGGATATGAAATGAATACAAATTTTACGCTAACACAGTCATATTTACATCAAACTTTTGATTACGATAATGGGAGTCTTATTTACAAAACAAGACCATCAAAATGTGTAAAAATTGGCGATATAACTTCTGGTTATCAACGAAAAGATGGCTATAAAACTATCACTATTCAATACAAACCTTATTATTTTCACAGAGTTGTTTTTTTAATGCAGCACGGTTATTTACCGGATTTTATAGATCACATTGATAACAACAAAGCAAACAATAAAATAGAAAATTTACGACCTTGTACTGCACAACAGAATTGTCAAAACAAACAAGGTATTACAAAAAACAAAAACATAAGTTGGAGTAAAAATGCAAACAAATGGAAAATATCTTTTAGAAATAATGGCAAATTGCAACATTACGGATATTTTAAAGATTTAGATGAAGCAATCAATAAAGCATCTGAAATAAGAAACAATTTGCACAAAGAATTTTCAAACGGATGACATTTAGTCCTCTTTTTTTGGCCTCCCAACCTTCTTTTCTGTCAATTGAGCCATCAAAGCCGCTAACTGCTCTTTTACTTCAGCAAGCTCTTGCTTTGTTTTTTCAATTTCAGTCTGACTTGAAGATTGGTTTTTAACTTGTAAATAACGCCTAGCCTGCTCTCGCAAGCCCACCGCACCCATGCCAATTCGCTGCAATTGGTTATCGGTAGCGGTAGCAACTTGCTCAACGGTCTGAAACTTAAAGATTTGCAATTCTGCCATCTGCATATCGTTAAAATTTTCAGGATCGTCCTTTACCCATTGTTTCAAAGGCACGCCAATAACTTCTGCGTTATTGTTTTGCATTTGAAAATGTAACCATTGGCGAGGAAATCGCTGTTTATGATCGTCCCGAACGGGTTGGTCAATAATCGTCGTTTTATCGCCTGGCACTATGATTCTAACAAACGGCTTATCTTTATAAGGATCTTTATCGTAAACGTAAAACTCGACGTGTAGGTGAGAATCTGCGTTGAAAACATCGCTGTCTAAAGCCAATTTATGCCCCTGTGATTGAAACCCATGTAGTTGCGGAAGTTGCTGCCAACAGAATTGTTTTTGCTGTTGCAACCGTTA